CACGCCGCCTACCGCGCGGCGACCTCGATCGGCCAGCTCCGCAACGCGGTCGAGGGGGCGCCGGCCGACCCGGCCGCCGCGGTCGCCGCCCGGCTCCTGAAGTGGCAGGCCGAACGCCCGGCGCAGACCTCGGCGTGGCAGACCGCGCAGCTGCCGAACGCGGCAGCCCGCGAGGCCTGGAAGGACGCCGGGGTGAAGCGGCTGACCTGGAACACCTCGGGGTCCTCCGACTGCCCGTTCTGCGAGCGGATGGACGGCAAGTCCACCCCGATCAGCGAGCCGTTCCTCGCCGCCGGGGACCAGGTGAAGGGCCCGGACGACCAGGCCCTCGACGTCCACCGCGACAGCTTCCACCCGCCCCTGCACCCGGGGTGCGACTGCCAGATGGACCCCGACTGAGAGGACCGGATCATGCGCGTCTACCTGCGCGGTTTCGCACTGCGCGAGGCCGGCGCCGCCGAGGACAGCGGCCCCGTGCCGTTCGTGCTGGCGACCGAGGGCCGCAAGGCCGACGGCCTGGACCTGCGGATGGCCGGCCTCGACCTCGCCCGCTACCAGGCCAACCCCGTACTCGGCTACGGGCACTCCTACTGGGGCCGCGACGGCCTGCCCATCGGCCGCGTGGAGAACGCCCGGCCGGACGGCGAGCGCCTCCTCGGGGACCTCGTCTTCGACCAGGATGACGAGTTCGCCGTCAAGGTCGAGCGCAAGATCCGGGGCCGCTTCCTCAACGCCGTGAGCGTCGGGTTCGACGCCCACGACATCGACCAGGCGGGCGTGCCCGCGCGCTGGGAGCTGTTCGAGACGTCGGTGGTGCCGCTGCCGATGGACCCCGACGCCGTCCAGGACGCCGAGGGCCGCGCACTGGCCCGCGCACTCGGCGGCATGCGCGCCGGCAAGGTGCTCTCGGCGAAGAACAAGAGCCTCGTACAGGCCGCCGTGGACGCGCTGACCGCGCTGATGGACGGCGCCGCCGAGGAGACCGCACCCGTCGAGCTGGCCGCCGACGACCCGATGCGCCGCGCCCGCCTGCGGCTCTGACCCACCCCCACCGACCACCACCGCGAGACAGGACGTGACCATGCCCGACAGCATCCGGGACCTCCAGGAGCGCCGCACCGCCCTCGGCGCCCAGGCCCAGGCCATCATCGACGGCGCCCGCGCCGCCGGCCGCACCATGACCGGCGAGGAGGAGCAGTCGTTCGACCGGCTCCTCGACGACCGCGACGGCGTCGACCGCACCATCGAGCGCGAGCGCCGGCTGCGCGAGGACGACCGCACCGCCGCCGAGCGCGACGCCCGCGGCCCCGAGGGCGACGGCCCCGCCGGCGGCCGCGCCACCGAGGCCGAGCAGCAGGAGGCCGCGTTCCGCGCCTACGTCCTCGGCGGGCGCAATGCGCTCACCGCCGAGCAGCATCGCGCGCTGGTCATGGGCTCCGACCCCGAGGGCGGATTCCTCGTCGCCCCGCAGCAGTTCGTCACCCAGCTCATCCAGAACATCGACGACGCCGTCGACATCCGGCGCCTCGCCACCGTCCAGCAGATCACCCAGGCCGAGAGCCTCGGCGTGCCGACCCTGGACACCGACCTGACCGATGCCGACTGGACGTCCGAGGTCGCCACCGGCAGCCAGGACGACAGCCTGCGCTTCGGCAAGCGCGAGCTGCGCCCGAACCCGCTGGCCAAGCGGGTCCTCATCAGCCGCACCCTGATGCGGCGCGCCACCATCAGCCCCGAGACCATCGTCCGCGAGCGCCTCGCCCAGAAGTTCGCCGTGTCCGCCGAGAAGGCGTACATGACCGGCGACGGCAACAAGAAGCCGCTCGGGGTCTTCACCGCCTCGGCGGACGGCATCCCCACCAGCCGCGACGTCCTCACCGGCAGCGCGACGGGGATGACCGGCGACGGCTTGATCGAGGCGAAGTACACGCTCAAGGCGGGCTACCACAAGAAGGCGCAGTGGCTGTTCCACCGCGACGGCATCAAGCTCATCCGCAAGCTGAGGGACGACAGCGGCGGCGCGGGCGTCGGCAACTACATCTGGCAGGCCGGCCTCTCCACGGACCGGCCGGACACGATCCTCGACCTGCCCTACAACCTCAACGAGTTCGTCCCGAACACGTTCACCACCGGCCAGTACGTCGGCATGCTCGGCGACTTCTCGTACTACTGGATCGCCGACGCGCTCTCCCTGGAGGTGCAGCGCCTGGTCGAGCTGTACGCCGAGTCCAACAAGATCGGCTTCATCGGCCGGATGGAGACCGACGGCATGCCCGTCAAGCCCGAGGCTTTCGTCCGCCTGAAGACGAACTGACCGCCCCCGCCCACCCCAACTCTGAGCAAGGAGAACCCAGATGAGGACTGACCTCGTCAACGGCCTGGACCCGGCGGTCACCCTGGCCCCGGCCGCGAAGACCGCCTCCGCCAACGGCACCGGCGTCGACCTCGCGGGCTACGACGCCGTGATGGTCGAGATCCACGTCGGCGCCTGGACCGACGGCAGCCACACCTTCGAGGTGCAGGAGTCCGACGTCTCCGGGTCCGGCTACACCGCCGTCGCCGACGCCTACCTCCAGGGCACCGAGCCCGCCGTCACCAGCGCACCGACCGCCTCCCAGATCTACAAGATCGGCTACCTCGGGATCAAGCGCTTCCTGCGGGTCATCACCACCGTGACCGGCACCACCACCGGCGCCGTCTACGGCGTCACCGTCCTGCGCGGCAAGCCCCGCGTGAAGCCGTAAGGGAGCGGACCGATGGCACGGATCACCATGCTGAGCCTGTCCGCCTCGCCTGAGGGCGTGCTGGAGCAGGGCAAGACGTACGACGTGCCCGGCGACGTCGCGCGGGTGCGCGCCCAGGAGCTGGTCGACGGCGGCTTCGCACTCCTGGAGGGCACCCTCCCCGGGACCGGCAAGAAGGCGACGGCCCCGGCCGGGCCGGCGCCGCTGGACAAGCGGACCGTCGAGCAGCTGCTCGCGTACGCCGCCGAGAACGACCTCGACCTCGGCGGCGCCACGAAGCGGGCCGACATCCTGGCCGCGATCCAGACCGCCGAGACCGGTGACTGATGGCCTACGCCACCGCCCAGGAGCTCTGGCTGCTCCTGCGCCGCCCCGACCAGCCCTTCACGGCGGACGAGGAGGCGACGGCCGAGCTGCTGCTCGACCTGGCGGGCGGCGCGGTCGAGGAGGAGTGCGGGCAGAGCCTGGAGTCCTCCACCACTACCGCGCTGCTCGACGCCGACGGCGGTGCGCGCCTCATCCTGCCGCGCTGGCCCGTCACGGCCGTCGCCTCCGTCACCCTCGCCGACACCGGCGACGTCCTCACCCACGGGCCGGCCGCGGACTACACCTGGTCGGCGGCCGGCATCCTCTACCGGCGCGGCACCTGCTGGCCGCACGGCCCGCAGGCGGTGGACGTCGCCTTCACCGCCGGGCACGCCCCGGTACCCACCGGGGTGCGCGGCATCGTCCTGCGCCTGGCCAAGGGTGCCTGGGACAACCCGGAGCGGCTGTCCGCCGAGTCCCTCGGGGACCACTCGGTCACCTACGCCTCCGCCGAGGCCGCCGGCATGGACCTCTCCGAGGCCGACAGGCGGGTCCTGTACGCGTACCGGGCCCGCATGTGATCGGCGTCGCCCGCCGCCTGAACCGCACGCTGGAGGTGTGGCGGCCGGTCACCACCCCGGACGGCGCCGGCGGCCAGGCCACCGTCCTCACCCAGGTCGGCACGGTCCGGGCCAAGGTCGACCAGCCCTCGGCCGCTGACCGGATGCTCGCGCAGCAGTCCGGCTCCCGTCACACCCACACCGTCTACCTGCTGCCCGCCGCCGACGTTGCTCGCGGCGACGAACTGCGCGGCGCCGGGCAGCGCCTGGCCGTCCACCACGTCTTCTCGCCGTCCGCCCCGAACTACCGCCGGGCGGACTGCGAGCTCACCCAGTCGGAAGGAGAGCCGAACTGATGGCTGCTCTCACGCTCAACGTCGTACCCATCGCGGGCGGCAAGTCCATCACGGACAACCTGGCCCCGGCGACCGCCCTCGGCGACAGCGCCCCGGTCGGCCCCGGCCGGTTCCTCATCGTCAAGAACGCCGACGCCTCCAGCCACACCGTCACCATCATCACGCCGGGCCTGGTCGCCGGCCTCGCGATCGGGGACGCCACCGTCGTCGTCCCGGCGGGCAAGCTGAGCGTCATCCCGCTGCCCCGCCTGTTCGCCGGCGCCGACGGCCGGGCCTCGATCACCTACGACGCCGTCACCACCGTCACCGTCGG